TACGGTGGGACACGAAGACCTCCTGGTTCCTCGTTGTTGGTGGTGGTTCACCCTCAACGGTTACCGGAGGTCTTCTTTCACGTCATCCCGGTGGTCGTGTTCACAACCTCCTCGGGAAGTACAACTAGTGGGACTCGGACATGTAACCTTCACGGGACACCTCGCCAAGGACGCCCGGCTCGGGGAAGCGGGTGGCCGGCAGGTCGCGAACTTCACCGTCGGCACGAGCCGGCGGAAGAACCAGAACGACCAGTGGATCGACGTCGACCAGACGTTCATCGAGTGCGCCGTGTGGCAGAAGTTCGAGGGCGACACGCTCCCGCAGCGCCTCGCCGCCCTGGAGAAGGGCGCGCCGGTGATCGTCACTGGGCAGGTGTACCTGAAGGTCAGCGAGTCGCAGGGACGCACGTACCGGGACGTCGCCTGTCACGTTGATGCGGTCGGGGAGTGGTGGAAGCCGAAGGGGCCGCAGCAGGGCGGGTACGGGCAGCAGCCGCAGGCGTCGAGCCCGGCAGGTTACGTCGCCGGGCAGGCGCAGCAGGGACAGCAGCAGGTGTTCAACACGCAGGGCGACCAGCCTCCCTTCTGACCGTGACCAGCGTCGACAGTATGCGTGGCCGTCACCGTCACGCCGACGACATGACCGCCCGCGGGGTGGCCGGATGGATGGGATGCACCAGGTGCCAGCACGGCACCCCGGTCACCCTGTCCGCCGCCGCGGCAGAAGCCATCGCAGCAGTGCTGCAGTCAATGAAGGAAGGAGGGGACAGGTGAGGATCAGATCGACGAAGCCGGAGTTCTGGAGTTCGAAGACGATAGCGGCTGTCGACTGGGATGCGCGTCTGGTCCTCAAGGGACTTGAGAGCTATGTCGATGACAATGGTGTGGGCCGGGATGACATTGCTCTGATCGTCTCGGAAGTGTTCGTTCGCGACCATTTCGCGAGGCCTCGCGAGACTGTCGCGAGGGTGTCCGAAGCCATTTCCCAGCTGACTGAAGCCGGTCTCCTATGGAGATACGAGGCCGATGGTAATGAATTGATATACATTTCGAACTGGGACAGCCTCCAACGAATCGACAAGCCAAACAAAGGACGTTTCCCCAGGCCAGACGGCACAATGAACTACAAGGAATCAACGATTCGCGAGAGTGTCGCGAGGGTTCCCGAAACCGTCGCGCCTGGAACAGGGGAACAGGGGAACAGGGGAACAGGGGAACAGGGAGAAAAGATCACGGCCACGGCGGAGCCGCGGCCACGGTCGCGCTTCGAAGAATTCTGGTCCCTCGTCCCACCCGGCCGGAAGGTCAAGCGCCCCAAGGCCGAAGCCGCCTACCGGGCCGCGGTGAAACGCGCCGGCGATCCGCAGATCGTCATCGACGGCATGCGCCGGTACGCGGCCGACCCGAACCTGCCGGACCCCAAGGGGCCGGAAGCGAACTTCATCATGCATCCGACGACATGGCTCAACGGCGACTGCTGGAACGACCCGCCCCTGCCGCCCCGGATGCAAACCGGCCAGCCGGGCACCGGGCACCTACCCGGAACCCACCCCGACGACTGGGACCACCCGAACACCGCCGAACCTCCGCGCTACGTCGACGCGGAGGTCCTCACGTACGAGGAGCTCGAATGACCAACCAACCGCAATCCTGGCGGGACGTGGCGAAACTCGTCCTGTCCAAGGGGAAGAACCTCGCCCCCGACCGGTTTCCAGCGCCGAACCCCGATGTCGCCGACGCCTGGGCCGACGTGTTCGCCCGTGTCGGCCTGCCGTGGCAGATCTGGCCCGAAGCCGTCACCTGGTGGGCTATGAACGTCGCCGACGACCGGATGATCACCCCGAAAGCCCTGAAGGAAGCCGGATGGGTCATCCGTGACCGGTGGGAATCCAACCGGGACCCCGAGAAGCTCGATCTGCTCAACAGGTCCCGCCGCGCCCGCCTGGAGAGCACCTACCAGCGAAACCTCGGCTACGACGGGGGAGCAGCGTTCGCCGGCTACGACCCGAACCAGAAGCCCGAGCTGACCGCCGAGCAGGTCATGAGACAGATCGGGGGTGACCAGTGAACACCGTCACCGCCCTGCCCGGTGCCCGCAGTACCGGCCCCGTCGTCACCGCGTACCGGGTCGACAACGCGATCGGCTACACCTGCGCCGACCACGTCAAGAGCCACGCCTGGGGCTCCCACCCCGGCTGCGGTGCCCGTCCCGGCGAATACTGCGTCGGCCGGGACGGCCAACCAACCCGCATCCCTCACACCGCCCGCCTCCTGCACGCCCGCGACCACCTCACCGACGAGCAGCGCGCCCGCCGAGACACGGAGTCGCCGACCATGCGGGGAGGCCCGAACCCATGACAGACCGTCCGCGGAGGTGTCTGCGGGTCGGCTGCCCCAACCGGCGCAGTGACCCGGACCCCCGCGGTCTGGGCCTCTGCGATGAGCACAACCGGCAGGTCGGGGACGGGACGATCGGCGCCGACTGGGACCCGACCAGGCGGGAGGTGCCCGTCGACCGGGCGCAGGCCCTCGTCGCCGACATGCGGCGTCCCGGCGAGCCGATCCGGGCGCTGGCCCGGCGCACCGGCCTGCCGAAGGACCTGCTGTGGCACGTGATCCGGGGGACGTTCCCGCACGTGAAGTCCGAGGCGTGGGAGGAGATCCGGGAGGCGCACGCCCGACTCCGGTTCGAGTGGGACAACCCAGTAGCCCCGGAATGGGTATCAGGAGCCTCGCTCGCGGACGATCCCACCCTCTTCCGTTCCGGTGTGCAGATGGACCTGTTCAACCCCGCAAACGGGCTCTACGGGCCGGAAGGAGAAACCCCGTGACCCACACCCTCCTCCCGATGGATCGCCGCACCTTGCTGGAGATCGCCGAGACGGGCACCACTGACCGCGTCTGGCTCGCCCACGACCTGGTCGACAAAGGACTCGTCCTGCCCGCCTGCGGCGACCGGCCCGGCCACGTCTGCACTGAGACCACCTGCGACGGCTACTGGCGCTGGGTCCTCACCGACCAAGGTGCCATCGTCGCCGCCCGCCTAGACCCCACCCTCGACGACTGGTCACTCGACCAGCAGATGGAGATACCGATATGACCCCTCCGAAGTTAGGAACTCCGTGGCAGGAGGCACTCCCTGACTCACTTCCCAGATACATGAAGCGGAACATCAACCCCGGTCCGAATGGGTGCTGGGAATGGGCAAGATCGAAGGATCCGGACGGATACGGGTGGGCCAGCCATCAGGACAAGACCTATTTGGCGCACCGGCTCGTCTACCAGATGGTGAAGGGGGAAATTCCGGAAGGAATGTGCCTGGACCATCTCTGCCGGAATCGGGGGTGTGTGAATCCTGCACATCTTGAACCGGTCACGAACCACAAGAACTTGCTACGAAGTCCCATTGGAACAGCAGGTAGGGACCACTGTTTGAAGTGCGGAGGCCCGTTCGAGATTGTCGGGAAAAAGACGCCTCAGAGGCGGTGCAAGAAGTGCAAACGGGAATGGGACCGGGAGTACGAAAAGGAATATCGGCGGGGGATTCGTAGAAGGAAGAAGAAGTGACCCTGTACCGGCTTGACCTGTCCTATAACAAGCCGCCTCTGACCCTCAACCAACGCCTCCACTGGACAAAGTCCAGCCCTCACCGCGCCGCCCTGCGGAAGGAAGCCGCAGACCTCGCCATCGCCATGCGGATCCCGCCGTGCGACCACATCACAACCCGCCTGCACTACCGGGCGCCGGACCACCGACGCCGCGACGAGGACAACCTCATCGCCAGCGCGAAACCCCTGTGGGACGGCCTGGTTGACGCCTCCGTCGTCCCGGACGACACCAGCGAGTTCATGACGAAGCTCATGCCCCGCATCCACCCACCGACCGACGAGGGGCCCGCCATGTGGCTCCTCGTGGACACCGACGAAAGGACCACCGATGAGTGAACCGACCTACTACCAGTTCGGGGACGTGGAAGTCCTCGACATCTCCGAGCACCTCACCGGCAACGCCGCCCAGGTCGTGCAGTACGTCGCCCGCTCGTCCCGACTCGACGGGCAGACGAAGGGGGAGGACCTCACGGACCTGTACAAGGCCCGTGACTTCCTGAACCGGGAGATCCTCCGCCTGGAGAAAATCGACCATGAGACTCACCTGCAGGAAACCGATGACCAGGAACGGTTGGCCGAGGAAGCTATGCGCAGGATCCAGAACGAGCCCGTCCGGGACTATCGGAGGGGGGAGTTCTGATGACCGCCCGGAAGCTGACCCGCCCGCGCCGCCACATCACCTGCACGACGTGCGGCCGCAAGACATCGACCACCTACCCGCCGGAGTCCGGGGACCTGTGCCTGCCGTGCCGTGCCCGGGGGAAGAACCTCGCCACGAGCGTCCCGGACCGGACGACGCCCGGCCCTGTGCCGAAGATCGGCACCCGGTCGAAGCATGACCTCGACCAGTGGCTCGCGGACGGTGGTGCCGCATGAGCACCCCGATCGACTTCGTGCACATCCCCACCGCGGTCCGCGACCGGATTCGCCGCATGGTGGACCGGGAGATCCGCATGGGGGAGGGGCACTGCTCCGGCGCCCACTGCGGTCCGGGTGTGCAGATCGTCGCCGCACAGACCCGCCTCACCGAATCGAAGGTGCAGGCGATCTGCTCCGGCCGGCGGCCCACCATGCAGGTCGACGCGCTGGACCGCCTGATCCTCACCCTCGGCATGCAAGGCACCGTGTCCCCACTCGATGGCGGGTGGGTGAACCATGCCTGACCGCTACCACAACGGCCTCCTCCGCGATTGGGAGGTGACCCTGACCGTCACTGTCCCCGCCGCGACGAGTGAGGGCGCGATCCACAAGGCCATTGACACGCTCGGAATCGGCTACGGCGGGTATCTCGACGCCGCCGACGCGGTGGAAGCGAGGCCCGCATGACCGCCAGGCACAGTACCGCGAACGGCCTGCAGGCCACCCAGCAGACCGCCACCCGCACGGGCGGCGCCTGGTTCCCGGAGGAAGACGCCCTCGTCCTGCACCCCGGCCGAACCACCCGCCAGGTCGCCCTGCTCCTCGGCCGCACGACCGAGGCCGTGAAGAACCGACGGAAGAAACTCAAGACCCGAATGGAGACAGCATGAGCACGACCACGACATGGCAGATCCAGAGGAATGCCAAGGTCGGCCCGATGGCGGGGGAGTGGCTGCCCTGCGGACTCACCCAACGCCGCGAGGAGAACGCCCGCCAGACCCTCGACCTCTGGCGCCAGGGGCACCCCCGCGACCGCTTCCGCCTGGTGCGCCGCACCGAAACCACGGAGGTGGTGGAGTGAGCATCCCTGAGCCGGGAGACCGGCACCCCTGCCACTGCCTGATGTGCGAACCGGCAGCGCCTGCTTGCGACACCTGTGGCATGGAAATGGCAGGCAACCCGATCGCAGGCTTCACCTGCCCCGACTGCGAGGAGACCGCATGACCCGCACCCCGCACACCCGCCCGATGAAGCGACCGCCCCGGTGGCGCGCCCGAATCGCCCGATGGCTCGCAGGTCACAACCGAAAGGACCGAGCATGACTATCACCCCAGACCAGGCACAGAACCTTCTCGACGGAGCAACCCCCGGCCCGTGGAGAGCACTACACGACCAATGGGAAGACGAAGACGGAACACCATGCGAGGACTTCTACGTCCTCGGTGGCCCCGATGGAATCCTCCACACCGAGGACTTCGACCCCGACACACACAACCCGGTAGCGAATACCACCCTCGCCGCCGCCGCCCCGGACCTCGCGCAGACCATCGCCGGGATGAAGACCGAGTACGCACTAGAAACCCTTTGGGGGACCGGTGCCGATTGGGCGGTCACCACCGGGTGGTTCCCGACACCGGAAAGGGCATGGGCGGACCTTGTGCTAGATGCAGGACCCACCCGCCTTGTTCGCCGGGTCGTCTCAGAGACGGAGGTGGTGGAGTCGTGAGCATCGTCACCGCACTGTTCGCCCTCGGCCTTGCCCTCACCATCGCCGCCGGAATCACGACCTTCCTCGCCGTCATCAACTACCTGACGATGCTGGAGTGCGGCGACCGGGAGGAGCGACAGCGGGCGGGGCGTTTCCTTGTCACCGCGGTCAGCGTTCTCTGCATCGGAGTGTTCCTGATCGGCCTGACCGCACAGGAGGCCACCGCATGATCGTCCTCGCCATAGCGTTCGCAGCCGCCAGCATGGCCGTGTGCATCGTCCTCGGCGCGTTGGTGGTCCACCACCGCCACACCATCGACCTGATCAACGCTGATTACAGCTACCTGCATCACCGCCATCACCTGCTAACCAGTGTGTTAATCGACCACATTTGCGTGGACGAGTGGGAGTACATCACCTTCCCCGACAGGAGACCTCGAATGACTGACCAGATCAATATTCTCTACAGCGATTTCCGCCGCGCCGCCCGAACCCTGGAAGACGTTAGCGTCCCGGACGGAAAAGAGTATGGGGTCGTAATCAAGACCACGGACGGGCATGTCCAATTCGTCCTCGACTCGCACGGCAATCTCACCATCACCACGGAGACCACGAATGGCTGACATCACCGACCAGGATCGACGCAAAGCCCTCGCATGGGCGGGAGGATCGCAGGCGATCGGGATTGCTGACGCCGCCGCCCGCGTCATCCTCGCCACTGTGGACGCCCCGGAACCAACCCTCGCGGACGAGATCCGAGGCCTGCCGGACTTCACCATGTCCGGCGACAACTGCATCAACGACTGCCACGAGCGCGCCGACGACGTCGCCTTCCGCGTCGAACAGATGGAGCACGACCTCGCGGAAGCCCGCGCCGAGGTGGACCGACTCACCGCCGAGCGTCAGGAGGAGACCATGCGCCGCGTCAACGAGCAGTACGACGACCTTCCCGTTCGTGACCGGGATTGGCTCGACAAGGACGGCCTGCCCGACCCCGCTGACGTGCCGCCCGGGGAAGCGTGGGAAGTCATCGCCACCGACCCCGCCAAGAGCTTCGGCGGGACCACCAGCTACAACACCGTGGCATTCCGCATGACTGACAGGTGGATCGTCTGCCGACAGGGCTACCAGATGCCACTGGTCGTCCCAGACGACTGCATCCGACTGGTCCGCCGCCATGTGCCCGCGCCGCGTGTCATCACCAACCCCGACGAGGCTTGGAACCTCCCTATCAGCACCATAATCCGCGACTCCCGTGGTGAGACGTTCGAGAGGACTGAGGACGGGTGGGGCCGAATCTCCATCCCCGTCAAGGCGATCAAGTGGCCCGTCACGGTCCTGTGGGAGCCGGAGGCCGGTCACCGCTGAGACCGGCGCCCCGCCTGCCACGCTTCGACCTCAGCAACACGCCAGACCTTCAGCCGGTCGAACTTACCGGCCGGTTCCGGAGCCTGTCCACGAGTGGCGTAGGCCGACCAGGTCGACGCCGAGATGCCGAGAAAAGAAGCACACTGTGCCGTCGTCCAGTAGCGGCGCCCCTCACCATCCGTGAGCGTCAGCAGCTTGGTGATGTCGTCCACCGGTCAGGCCTCCCTGCGCTTGCGGTTCCGGCGGTTGAGTACGTCGGGCACGATGTTGAAGACGAGAACGGCGAGCATGAGGATGATGCCCCAGGCTGACGGGTGGAGGGTGATCAGGTAGACGAGCAGGGCGATCAGTGCGATGTATCGGATGGTGGTGCTCACGGGTGTGTCCTTTCGTGGTCTGTACAGTGGAGAGAGTTCCCCCGGGCCTGGCTAGTGCTAGTAGCCAGGGCCGGGGGTTTCCTAGTCGTCGTGGTCGCGGTACCAGTCGCGGATCGTGGTGATCCACTCCGGTCCGGAGACGATGACCGCCGCGATGATCGCGGCCCAGCCTTCTGCTGGCATAGGGTTCCTCCCTTCCACTGTGCGGTTGTCGGTCCGGAAGTCCGGGCCGGTGAGCGGAAGTCGTGCTCCCTGCCTCACAAGAACAACTATACATAGTTAGTTGTGTAATGTCTAGTCGGAACACGGAGAATCCCCAACTTTTTCCGCCCCCGCCGTCGCCTTTCGCCAGGTGACGACGGGGGCTTCGCCATGCTCACACCATGCCCCTCAATGACTACCAGGCCGTCGCCTTCATCCTCGGCCCCATCCTCCTGGCCCTCGCCGTCACGGCCGCCACCACAGCCGCCGCCGACCACTTCAGGAACCACCATGGCTGACCTCAACCCCGCCAACGACTACAAGGCACGGAAGCTCGAACGCTACTGGACCCGAGGCGCCGGCCTCGCCCGATGGTCCACCAGCCCACACCCCTGGACCACACTGGTGGCCCTGCTGTCGAAGCACATGACCCCCGGCCACGCGAAAGGCCTCGCCTCCAACTACTTCAAGAAGGTGTTCGGCATCTGGCCCGGGGAGCGCAAAGGCGCCAACCCAGTAGGCAGAGGCTGACCATGCCAGCACGCCAACGATCCAACGCCTGGCGACGACGCGTCACCCGCGAACGCCGACACCTGGAGCACAACCCCGAGCTCGCCGTCTGCTGGCTCTGCGGCGACCCCATCGACATGGAACTCCCCGCCGACCACGACCGCGCCTTCTCCCTCGACCACATCGTCCCGGTCGGCCGAGGAGGAGACGAAGCACGAGGTGAAGCACGACCAGCGCACAGGCAATGCAACAGCAGTCGAAGCGACGGAAGAACAGCAACGAAGAACGCAACAACGTTGCTTGATTGGTGAAGCAACAATGAAGCAAGCAACGATGAAGCACAGTCGAGAACGACACGAACGAAGAAAGTTCAAAAACGGAAACAATCACGAATGAAGCAACAATGAAGCACGAACGAACGTTCGACACCGTTCGACAGCACCACCGAAGCCCTGGGGGAGGCCTCCCCTCCCGACCCAAGCCCCCCACCTCCCGGTATTGGGTAATCTCCGCCCACGGTTCGAGCACTACGGGTTTTTACCTGGTGCCGCGATACGCCAATCGAACACTCGGCTAGAATCGAGCCGGAGGCTCGGCACGATTCGTGTCTGGACCTGCGCGTTTCCAGGGCTGTCTGAAACTGCTGGGGGTTTTTACTGGCACCGTAGGTTTACAGTCATGCCGACAGAGAAGACACCTGCAGTGGTCAGGAAGCAGTGTGGGACGGTCGCGGGGTACCGGCAGCACTCGAAGCGTGGGGAGGAGCAGTGCGACGAGTGCCGGGCGGCGAACCGGGAGTACCAGCGCCGGTATCGGGCTGGTGAGGTGGAGAAGCGGAAGCCCGGCCGGCAGAAGCGGATGCGGCAGGCGGAGGAGGCTGGTGGCGAGGTCGCCGCGGCTGTCCACGATGCGATCGACGGTGGGCGCCGGGTCGATGATCCGTATCCGGCGTTCCTGAAGGATCGGGGGCGGAAGCTGTGGGACGACGTGACCGGGGAGTTCGACCTGAATCCGGCGGCTCTGGCGGTCCTGGCTGAGGCGTGTCGCATGGCGGACCGTTTGGAGCGGTTCTCGGCGGCGCTCGCGTCGCACTCGGCACTGTGGTTCGAGCTGGCGGAGGCTGAGGTGAACGATTCGGGTGACCTGCAGGCTCAGGTCGTCGTCAACGGGATGGTGGGGGAGGCGCGGCAGATGCAGGCCGCGGTCGCCACGGCTCTGTCGAAGATCGGTGTGCTGCAGGCTGGGAAGAAGAAGGGCGGGGAGGGCGGCATGCTCGACCAGCTGGCGAAGAAGCGTCAGGAGCGGATGGATTCGGTGAGGGAGGCTCGGTGACGACGGCAGTGGATCGGCGGCTGGAGGTTCCTGAGACGACGTTCCCGCAGCGCTATGAGCCTGTCGGGGCGCAGGTGCCTCCGAACTTCCTCGCACCGTTGTGGCACACGTCAGCGGGCGACGATGCTATCGACCTGGCCGCCGCCTGCGGTCTCGAGTTGCTGCCGTGGCAGCAGCTTGTCCTGCGCAATTCCCTCGGGGAGAATCCGGCGAACGGCCGGTGGGAGGCGTTCGAGGTCGGGTTGATCGTCCCCCGGCAGAACGGCAAGAACGTGGTGGTCATGGCTCGGGAGCTGGCCGGCCTGTTCCTCTTCGGCGAGGAGCAGTTGATCCACACGGCGCACAAGTTCAAGACGACGAAGGGCGCGTTCCGGGACATCAAGAAGGTCATCGAGAAGCAGCCGGAGCTGATGGGAATGGTCCGGTCCATGCCGGACTCGTCGGACAACACCGCGGTCGTGCTGAACAACGGGAACCGACTCGACTTCATGGCCCGGGCGGCCGGCGGTGGCGGCCGTGGCTTCTCGGGGGATCTCGTGATCCTCGATGAGGCTTTCAAGATCGACGAGACGACGGTCTCTGACCTCCTGCCGACGTTGTCGGCCCGGCCGTCGCCGCAGCTCTGGTACACCTCGTCGACCGGGTTCGACTACTCGACTGTCCTGCGTGATGTTCGGACTCGGGCGGTCGAGAAGCCGGACGAGGAGAAGCACCTCGCGTTCTTCGAGTGGTCTGCCGACATCGACAGTGTCGCCTGGGACTCTGTGGAGGCTGTGCAGCAGTCGAATCCGTCTCTCGGCTATGTGCAGGACTGGGACTGGATCAAGGCGGTGGACCTCCGTGGCATGACGGAGGAGGGGTACAAGCGTGAGCGTCTGGGGATCTGGGCTGACGCGTCGACGGATGCGGCGATCGGTGTGGACTTGTGGGCCCGGTCGTTCGCCACTCCGGAGGTGTTGATCGGCACGAAGGTGAAGCGGCGGTCGCTGGCGCTCGAGGTGACCGCGGATCGTGACCTGTCTGTCCTCGCTGGCGCCGCGGAGCTCACTGATGGGCGGATCGTGGTGGACATCATCGCGGCGAAGCCGGGTGTCGCGTGGATTCAGGATGAGGTGGCTCGGGTGGTGAAGAAGCACAAGCCGTACGCGGGGGTGGTGATCGACTCCTTCTCGGGCACTGCGGCGCTTGCACCGCGCCTGTCGGAGGCCGGAGTGCCGGTGTCGCAGGCGTCGACCCGTGACATCACCTCCGGCACCGCGACCGTCTACGACGCTATCGTCCGGGAGGACGCGGACGGTGATCCTGCTCCTCGGATCCTTCACGGTGAGCATCCGCTGCTGGACGACGCCGCGCATACTGCTCGCCGGCGGCTGGTGGGTACGTCGAAGAGTGCGTGGACGTGGCAGCAGTTCGGGG